ACAGTAGATTCAGATGAGGTTTATAAAACGGATGAATTGCAGAAGTCTTTTAAATATGCTTATTGGGGCGTAGATCGGTTTTATGGAGTCGATGGATTTGTAAACTTTTGGCGCTCTTTTGACTATGCTTGTTATGATGGTTTTAGACCCATTAGATTAGAAAACCTGCATAGAAAAGAGCATACGCAAGATTTAAACCTAAAGCAGACTATTTATCATTTTAGCACCTGTCAGCCAGAGCCAATCATGCGATACAAGTATAATGTATTTGGACATGCTCACGAAGTTAGAAAAGACTGGCTAAATGATATTTACTATAAATGGAAACCTAATAACCAATTTGATGATGTGCATTGTGTGGCGTTTAATCTTTGGAATCCTGTACCATTTGACAAATCAGTTTTACCTAGCTATTTAAAAAGCCATCACAATTATAACAAAGTTTTAGTATGAACGCAGCTATTATTATTGATGACAGGGAAGATGTGGCTCAGGGGGCAATCGCAAGGCATAAAAGGTTTATACCAAAGTCTTGGGATATCTTTCACATTCAACCGCCTTATGCTGGAGGTATCTATTCTTTAAAGTCTGCCAAGGATTACAATGCAGTTTTAACAAATCCATCTTTGTGGAAGGGATGCCGCTATGATCGGGTGCTAATCTTTCAGCATGATTCTGGGTTGCTTAAAGAAGGCATTGAGGAGTTTTTAGAATGGGATTTTATAGGATCGTGGATTAAGAACATACCGGGTTGCATGAATGGCGGTTTAAGTATTCGCAATCCTAAAGTTATGCATGAGATATGCTTAAATCATCGTTATAAAGGAATGGCAGAGCATGGCAATGAAGATATTTACTTTTGCAATAAGATGCGAGAGTTAGGATATAAGTTACCAGATAAAGAAACTTGCAATCAATTTGCCGTAGAGACTGAGTTTGCTTATGGCTCAGTAGGCTATCACGCCATAGATAAGTATCATAAAAATTATAACCTTTTACTAAATCAATATGATTGATAAAATATTAAAAGTAAGCGCAGAGGAGTTAAATGCAATTAATCTGTCTAAGTATCTAAAAAGTACCGATGATTTAGGATTCCCAAAAGGCTGGTTTTACATGGATGCAGGTTTAGAGCATTATAGATTACTATCTTATATCAGCACTTTATATAACGGAGCTACTCTGTTAGACATTGGAAGCTATCAGGGAAGCTCTGCCATAGCTTTGTCGTTTAATAAAAAAAACAAAGTTATCAGCTATGACATTAAGCATCAGCCAGAGATAGCTGATATTAAAATACCTAACATTCAATTTATTAAAGGCAATGTTTTAATGCATGAGATTGCAAGTCCTTTTATCATGCTAGATACTTACCATAACGGCGAGTTTGAGCAAAAGTTTGCTAATCATTTGCTAAAGATTAATTACAAAGGCTTAGTCATGTTTGATGACATCCATTTGAACAATGAAATGAGTAATTTTTGGAATGGATTAAAGAACGAAAAATACGATTTAACACATATAGGACATCATACAGGTACAGGCATAGCTATTTATGATTAATTTATTTACATCAATTTATACCGATAAAAGTCCGATAAGGCAAAAAGAATTAATCTACTGCCTGAATAAAAACATAGAGAATCAGCTTATAGATAAAATTTATCTTTTTGTTGATGGATTTGTAGAGCTGCCAGAATCTGATAAGCTAGTTACAATAGAATTTCAGCGACCTACTTATAGGGATTTTTTTAATCTGATTGACAGAACAGTCACAAGCAGAAATGATATATCAATGGTCGCAAATACAGATATTTATTTTAACCATACGCTTAGCCAGTTGACATTAAATGAACGGCAATGCATAGCCTTAAGCAGGTGGGATGATAAGATTGGTGGCTTAAAGTTACATAATGAGCGGTTTAGTCAGGATGTTTGGATTTTTAGAGGAAAGATGCGGAATGTAAATTTTTGCGATTTCTATTTAGGTATACCGGGTTGTGATAATCGGATTGCTTATGAATTACATAGCGCAGGTTATGCGCTTTATAATCCTGCTACAAGAATTCAAGCTATTCACTATCATAGAAGCGATCTGCATAATTACGATGGCAGAACATTAAAGATACAAAGACCATATCTGTTTATACCTGTAACATGAACATATTACTTAGCCCAGGCATTTACTTACCTCACCAGAGAGCAGGATCAGAAATCTATTTGCATCGGGTTGTAACTTATCTAATGAGCAAAGGGCATCAGGTTAAGGCAGTAACTAGATGCCCTGAAAATTACAGTTATGAGGGCATACAGATTTATAAGGCTAAAGACAATTACAAGCAATGCCATAATGATTTATGGGATTGGGCAGATTTGGTGTTCTGCCAACTATCAGGCACTTATTATGCCATGAATAAACAAAGGCTGAACCCTAAAAAGGTTATAAACTTTGCTCACAATAACGTAGGCTATCCGCAGGTTAATATTAGACCAAATACTTATACAGTTTATAACTGCGAGAACACTAAAAGGGAATTAAACTACAATCAGGAAACCTATACTTTGTATGCACCAATAGATTACAGGGATTACTCAACTAATAGACCAGAAGCTGAGTATGTAACGCTAATAAACCATAACGAAAACAAAGGCGGTCAGATATTAATAGAGATTGCAAAGCGGATGCCTAAAACAAAGTTTTTAGCAGTACAAGGCGGTTACTATCATCAGATCAAAGATGAAAAGGTTAGGAATATAAAATATGTACCTTTAATTGATGATGTGCGGAAGTATTTAGCGATGACAAAGGTTCTAATTGCGCCAAGCGAGTATGAGAGTTACGGGATGGCTCAAATAGAGGCTCTGTGTTGCAATATTCCTGTTATTGCATCTGATATACTAGGATTCAGAGATAGTCTTGGAGATGCAGGGATATTTGTCAACAGAAACGATATACAAGCGTGGGTGGATGCGATTACTAATATTGATACCATTAAGACAAAAAAAACTCCTCTGCAAAGAGCAAAACAATTAGATCCTGCGGAGGAATTACCCAAGTTTGAAAATTGGTTAAATAAAATATGTAATTTAGCATTATCGTAATGGAAAAAAAAGAGTATTTAAAACAACCCTTTAAACCTAAACAGAATGAACCAGTTAAATGTAGTGAGCCTAGCGGATGCCAAGATGTACCTGAGATTAGACCTAGACTATACAATAGAAGATGGCTTAATAACATCATTAATAAAATCTGCGGTAAATCAAGCCGAGCAGTTTACTTTGCAGGTATTATGGCAGAGGCAAATGAGTTTGATTACGCCTGTTTCTGGTGCAGTTAAAATATATGAGTATCCTTTGATCTCGGTTGAAACTGTGGTTGATCCTGATATGGCTCTGCTAACATTTGAAACAATCGAAACGCAAGGCTATACAGAGGTCATTTCAGATACGGCAGGGTTTAATACAGTTACGTTTGTAGCAGGTTACGGATGGAATTATGAGGGCGGATCTGAGGTGCCAGATGATATTGAAACTGCAATTAAAGAAATGATTACTTTTTATTACGAAAACAGAGATAATCCAGTTGTAGGTATGCCTACGATTGCAACTTTGTTACTATCTCCTTACAGACGCATAACACTATTCTAATGAATCCGGGCAAGTTAGATAAGCGCATTACATTTGGCACGTTTACATCAGTTGAAAATGCCTATCAGGATTACGTGATTACGTTTGTGCCTGTTTTGGCTACATGGTCAAATATTAAACCTTACGATGGTAATAGACAGTTACAAGCGCAAGAACAGGTCATAAATCAGGTCTTTAGATTTACAATACGGTATAGAAAAGACTTTGCACCAACAAAGGACATGCGGATTCTTTATGAGTTAAATCTTTTTACTATTCATTCGATTAGGAATGTAGATGATACATTCAGGTTTTACGAGATAATGGCATCGGTAACGGATGATAATAATGGCTTCTAAAATAAACATTTCTAAACTTTTATCTCAGATTGATTCGTTTGGCCATGATGCTAATAGGTTAGCGGTTGCAGTAACTAACGAAACTACGCAAGGCATGGTTACTCAGGCTCAGTTAAGAGTAGTAGTTGATTTGGGACAGTTAAGACAGTCAATAGGAAAAACAACTGCCAGAGTAGGTTTTAATAGATCATTCTTTTTTGCTAACGCTCCTTATGCTGCTTACGTTGAGTTTGGAACTGGAAGCGGAGTTATTATACCAAATGGCTTTTCAGACATGGCTGCACCTTTTAAGGGCAAAGGAATAAGGATAAGAAATTATCCGGCTAAGCCTTTTTTTATTCCTAGCTACCTAGAGGGCATCCAACAATATCCTAAAACTTTAAGAAAAGTATTGGAAGTTCAAACTCGAAAATATAATGCAAAAAAATAA